CAAATTCTAGAAACATCAGCACTACCTCCATATAGCATATACCTGCTCTATATCCTCCGCCTGAGTTTCTTATGATGAGGTCTATGTCCTGTTGTCCTGTGCTAATATCGGTTTTAGATAGCGGTGATGTTGTTCCAATACCTACGTTGCCTCCATTCAATACCAATCCATCACCTGATGTTGTCCTAAGTGCAACGCTACCAGTCGCTCCTAATGAGCCTACTGCTACACTCGTTGTCCCAGACAATACCGTGATTGAACCAATTCTATAAACACCACTGCTCGTGTTTATGTCGCCACTAACGTCAAGCTTATACCCTGGACTCGCCGTACCAATACCTACCCGGTTGTTTACATCATCAACAACTAATGTATTGGAATCAATATTTACTCCTGATAGATAACGAATTGCCATGGTCTGTTTAGTTTAGCTCAGATAACAAATTTACAAAATAAGAAGGGGGCAGCTACATGCTAACCCCCTCTCTTGAAACAACATCTTTTTAGTGTTAGGATACAACCTGAATCAGTACTCGATATGCGTTAGAAGCAGGAGCAGAAGCAAATGTCAACGTAACCGTATTGGCGTCAGTGCGTACCGTGTCAACATAAACCGTATCATAGGTGGCATTGTCATACATCTGCACGACAACATCGCGAGTACCAAGGTTGTGCGTAATCGCATAGCCCGTGTTGGTTCCGTCGCCTATGTTAGCAACAGCTCCAGTGCCATTGATGATGGCCTGTACCGCGCTAGTGAAGTCTGTTACCTGTGAAGCCGTGATAGCAATCGCTACGCTGCTTGCACTAGTGGCACGACCCTTGGTATCAAACGTAACCTGCGCTACGCTAGAGGCGCTTCCGTATGTGTTAGCCGTTACTCCGCTGTTAGCTAGAGTGATGGCTGCACTTACGTTTGCAGAGCCGTCAAAGGAAACACTCCACGTGGCATCGCCCGTAGTACTGATGGTGCGAGCAGTAGCCAGCTTGGTAGCCGTTGCGGCATTACCAGTAAGCTCACCCGTTACGCTGGCGACAAGGCGACCTAGCGTGAAGTTGGTAACCGTATTACCCGGGGCAGAGGTAGAGTGACCAAGAGTAAAGGAAGCCTCGCTTGCGCTGCTTGCAGAAGCGTCGTAGAAGAACGTAGCGTACTTCGTTCCACTATTGACGTAGTTACCGAAGAAGCCGATGTCTACGCTATTGGCTACATTGCCTTTAGCGTACTGCATCATATTGTCAGCGATAGCTACAATGGTGCTGTCAATGGTAGTAGTCGTTCCGTTGACGGTGAGGTTTCCCCCGATGGTTACCGTAGACCCATCATCCGTAATTAAGGAGTTTGTAAGCTGAGAGCCATCCCACTTCTGAACTGTATTAGAAGTGAAGTTGGCGTAGTTCGCAAGGTTTACAGTATTGGCACCAACAGCGATACCACTACCTGAAGATGTTCCAACATTTAGTGTAACCGAGGCGCCAAGAGCAACAGCACCACCATCAGTGAGACCGTTTCCTGCCGTTACTGTTACGCTTGAGTTGGTAAGAGAACTGTTAGGGATGGCGCTAAGCTGGAGCGTCGTTCCGCTGATATTGATACCGCTTGCGCTAGATGGGGCAAGCCATGCAGATACGCCCGCTGAGTCGTCCCAGAAGAAAATACGGTCAGCGCCTGGGTCCGTTAAGTCCTCAAGGCCAAGGTGGTTCAGCTCTACGCTATCGGCGTTTACTTGGATACCAGTGCCCTGCCCTACGTTGAGAGTTACATCACGTGTCCCGGTCTGTGTAAGACCAGCACCAGCTGTTACGCTGCGGATGTCACCACCTACGTCTACCCATTGGGTTCCATCCCAGAAGTAGATTGACTTATCGCCTGAGGACGAGTCGTAGTATACTTGACCTTCAACCGGCGCAGATGGTGCGGTGGCAAGGTTTTGAATTACCGCATTCTGAAGCTCAGTCTTGTTGAGGTCAAGGGCTGCGGTAGCCAGGATTTTAGATAGATACTTGATAGCCATGGCTTAGTTGAAAAATGCTTTGCCACTAAAGGCTCCAGCGAAGGTTAGAGTTACTTGGTTAAGTGAATCATATTCAGTCTCTCCAACGACAACATTATCGGCGGAGTCAACAACGGTTACAGATGGGTACTTAGCCAAGTTGTGAGCAATTACCCATATAGCGGAAGGAGATGATTGGGTGTGCACATAGTGCGCATCTTGGCTTACACCACCAATGACGCCCGTGACAACAACCTTGTTGCCTCTCTCTTTGGCAACAACAGCGTCACCGCTGACTTGCTTTACAACAAGTGAGTTTCTAATGTCGTTGACTACGATTGCGCTCATTCTACTACATCTTCATTAACGGTGAACATTCCATAAATCCACGTCTTGACAACGCCAGAGTCGTTACTCTGAAGGCCGTATACATATACACCGCCATCAATGGTAACCATGGTATTCGCTGTTGCGGTAACATACAGTCTGCCCGTGCTATTGCCTGAGTAGACGAAGTCTGTGTCATCAAGAACAGGGGTTGGAGAGGTGTCACTATCGGACACGTCCATCTTCCATGTATACGCCGTTAAGTCCATCGGGTCTCCGTTGACATCATAGAAATCAATCTCTAATGTAAACGTATCTCCCTTTCGGCAGGTGATATCTACCTGCTTGGCGTTATCAAGATTTACTGAAGCACAACCACTCATATCGCAAAGTTAAACATTCGTTAGCGCGCCCACGATACCGGAGTCAAGAGGTAGGCGCTCTCCCTTGCGTTGTGATATTAGTTTACTCTGAGCTACAGCCTGCTTTTCAATGCGGGAATCTTTACGGTTTTCCTTCTCGCTTTCCGACTGAATCTTAACTCCGCTTTCAATCTGCTGCTCTGCAACGCCAAACTGACCGCGCATCTGCTCAATTTGAATCTTAAAGTTGTACTCCATTTGAAGGAGCTGAGCTTTGATTTCGCCTTCCATCTGTATGCGTTGCGCCTCTAGCTGAGCCTTGAGCTGGTCTTTCTGCATCTCAGACTGGGCGGCTACCTGTGCTGCTTGAGCATTAGCTTGCGCTTGGAACTGTGCCTGCTGAGCAGCCATCTCCTGCTGCTGCTTGATGCGCTTCTTACGGCGAACAACAAGCAGACGTTCGGCTTGCTCTACGTCTTTGATTTGTCGGATAGCAATAGCATCCTCAAGGTCAATCTCCTTTTGAGACAAAGCAATCTGAATGTTCTGCTCTAGGTATTGCTTATCCATATCGCTCATCTCTGTGATGACCATAACACCAAAGTTGTACATGCCCAAGTTGTCAAACGAAGACAGGACCGCCATATTGGTTTCCCCAACGGCGTTGGTATATATGCGGTACAGAACGCTCTCCTTAGGGATAATCTGCAAACAGCGAACGATGTCGTCACATACCTTTTTATATAGTACCTGCGCGGCATGTGTGATGTCATAGATGGCATTGTTGCCCGCAGCAATTGCTTGCTCACGAACACCGACAAGAGCATCGCCTTTTGGTGATGTACCGTCCATAACCTCATTGATTCCCGTAGCGTCGCGAATCATACGTAGATAGTGGTTGTATAGACCCACTAGCTCTTCGATGTTTCGGATACGGTTTCCAATCTCCCGTATTGGAGGATTCTGAAATCCTCCCTCTGGATTCTTAGAGCGATAATAGAAGATACCTGTCTGCTCGTAGATGTCTTGAATCTCCAGAGGCTGAAGCTCTCCACCACGTCCAAGCTGCACATTCTCTAATCCCTCAATGTCAATGACGAGACCATCGGGCTTAGCCTTGGCAACGGACTGTTGAATCTTTAGGTGGGTGATTTGCAGCATGTCTGCAAAACCAATCACAGAAGAAACCATTGACTTGGGAATCATACCACGGATGTTGGTAGCCACCACACTGTAGGATAGGCGGGCGCGAGTGATATCGTGGATGTTCTTTGGTAGGTTTTTCTTAGGGCCGTAGTTAAAAAGGAAGTCCGTTCCTACGATGTACGAGCCGCCGTATACAGTGGCGTTCGCCATGTAGACAGCCTCGCGGTCATAGACGGACTGCTGTGGTGCGCTGTACTCATTGCCCTTGTAATAGAAGCCGATGTTTCCATAAGCGGACTGCTTCTTTTCAAAGATGACATTGTCTACGCTCATGAACTCAAAGTCCATGACCTCCAACTTGTATTGGTCATATCCTTGACGATAGCGATTGCCGGGCTGACCATAACCATTGTTCTCAACAGAGAACTGGTCTGGCTGATTTCCGTACTTGTTCATGACCGTTTTGGCTAACTGCTCATACTGCGCCTCGGTGAACTGGTCACCAGCTACGCGCTTGAGGTCCATGATGGTGATGTATCGGAAATGCCCGGCGTATGTTAGTTCGGTAAAGTTGGGGTCATCCGTGTGGTTGTGGATGAACATCTTCGGGTCTACGTACTCTTCTTTGATTCCGTAGTTGGGGTCGTTGGTGCGATGGGCAACACCCATGCCGAGTACAGCTACGTCCTCAACACATCGGCGATAGATGGCGTCATTGAAGTCGTTCCACTTCAGCGTCATCTCTGTTGCTAATTGTGCTGCAATCTCTGCGTCGGTTTTGACATTTGTATCTAGGAAGATTTCAGTTTCTTCTGGAGTGTCAGGCAAGGCGCTTGGGTCAGTATCTACCTGAAGACCAAGCGATTGCGCTTCGGCAATCATGTCCTTGTTCTGTATTTTTAGAATTGTTGCATTCTTCTTTTTGTCTTTCTCTGTACGAGAAAGGGGGTCAACAGCTTCTATCTGTGGATATGGAGCGCGAGACAAAATCTTATTGACAACAATCTTTACGAACTTAGGTACGATAGGTACTGGCGTATAGTCAAGGGTCAGGAGTGTTCCGTCACCATTGTTGTTATCTAAAGAGTTTAGAATCTGACGATAGATAGATGTATCCTGAGTTCCTTGTGCGTAATCGCGACAGCGTTCAAACTCGCCATTGCGTTTTCCATAAAGAGAATTCTGATAGTCACTACCTACCCATTGCGCAAACATTGCCTTAGCATATTGTAGTCCATATGCCTGTGACAGTTTCTCCTCAATACCCACTAAGGGGTCGGGAAAAGAAGATTGACCCTTAATATATTGATTGTCCATACTCAAGGTGGGCTATACTGCAAAGATACTTCATATTATTAGCGTAGAATTATCTGACCTTTTCTAAAAAATTTCTTCACGTTGAAGTCTACTCTTTCTTTTTCTGGCTTATGTCCCTGCGCTGCTAGCAATGCTAATCCGCTAGATATAGATAAGTCATACTTGGTTCGGTCATCCACCTTAAAGTTAATCCAATCTTCCAATGTTCTTTCAAGGTACATTTTACCATGCTCTAGGGTATCTTCATTGACTCCTACGTGTGCATGTATGTACGCCTCTATCGCTTGGGCATGTGCTTGGATAACGTCTTGAGAGTTTGATGGTATCCCCTTTGTCTTAGTCTTGGTCCCGAATCCGGAGCCTAGATGCTCTGGCCTATCTAACAGCCAGTCCTGATAACCTCTTGATTCAAAGTGTCTTGCGATACCATACTTGTTGTTCTCTATAAGGATTGGATACCCATAAAACTTTGCAGCCATCAGTATGTCTTCATAGAATATCTTAGCAAGGGGAGGGCGAGAGGCATACTCGGCAACGAACATATTGCTAGGGTGCGCCATGTTGAACTTGTTAAACAAATGGCACGCGCCCTTTGAGCCGCGTCCATCTACGGTAGCATCAATGTCATAGGAGTCAACACCCCCACATCCTAGCCACACGTTTTCTGGCCGCTGTTTATTGCGAAGCTCGGATGGAGGTAGCCACGCTATACGCCATCGTCCCTCAGTGCTTGGGCTAAAGACAACCTCGCTATCGCTCACCCCGTCGCGCCAAATAAAGTTTCCCGTCACTATAGGATTAGGAAACAACTCTTGGTTATATTGTATCTGCTCGTATATCTTCTGCACATTAAACAGCGAGGCCTTTGCGCTATCTCTGAATGCCTCCACTGCTGTAAATGGGAACTGTCGGATTACTTCGTTGAGTTCGTATGAATCATTAATCAAAGCTTTCCTTTCGTTCTTTAAGAACGTCTTTGCCCCTATGCTTACAGCTTCTCCATCTGCAGAGATGATGGGCTTATCTGGGTCGTCTGCAACGGGCATGCCATACGCATCAAAGAAGCCCTCTAGGGCATCGTATGCTGAGATGAAAATGGAATACAATCCGCTGCGCGTACGCCCGTTCTCGTTGCGTTCGTTAGGGCTGCTAGAGTTATATAGGTCTCTGAACTGTCTACCTCCTTTGTCTAGGGGATTGACGGTGCTACCAACGATAGCCTTGCCTACAATCTTCCTACCCACCAGCAGACAGGTTCTATGGATACGCCACGACTCACGTATGTCGGTAGGCTTCTCCCACTTACCTGCCTCGTCTAGATATAAGATGTGTAGCTTCTCACCATCGTATGCGTTGTTGGTCGTACTCTTCCAATTGATAACAGTGTTAAGGGCCTCTCCCTTTTGAGATGTCTTGTTCTTCTTAGTGATACGCTTTGACGGTTCTCGGAAGGCAAGCTCCATACGCGGGTTGGTGGTGCCGTCCTGTATAGGTTTAAAAAAGAATGGAAGAGCCCTATAGATAGGGACAACCTTCTTCATGAAGATGTTCTCCTGGGCGTCGGAGCCTGTCTTTGACATGACACCTAGCAGCTTGTCCTTCACCTGTGTGCCCTCGTTGACAAGGACAGATGCAGACATATTGGTGTATCCCGAGCGTCGACACTTGACATATACCTGCCCTAGACATCGGGGGTCTACCGAGCAGGCTTCAAGGTGTACGTACAGTTGACGCTGGAAATCCAGGTAATGTGGGTACCCAATATCAATCTTGGACCACTGAAGGAAGAAGTAATGGTTCCCAGTGATATAGGTTGGAGTTCCGTTTTTGTAGAACCAAAGTCCTTTTCTTCGTCTTTCATATTCTTGTGTAATATACGATGTGTATCTTGCGCGAAAGGTGTCAGGCATCTCTAGCCATTGCTCCATAGAGGCTATGCGCCTTAGCTCCTCTGGTAATTCTTTGCGTACCCATCGTTGCTGGTCTTTCGGCAGGTCGTGGTACAGTATGTCTTTCTTTAATGGTTGCTTAGGCAACTGTATGTCAAGCTCCGATATAGTAATAACATCGCCCCGCGTTTCCGAGGGGCAGATGTTAATCACATATTCATCTTGTATCTCAACTAAACCAGCCATTACGAATCCCAATATATAAATACCCAGTCGTCATTTTGAGTATTGTTCTGCGAATCCGCCTGAATAGTCACGTTGCTCTTGTAGCTCGCCATTGTCTTTGAGAGTTTTTATAAGTTGTTCAAGGCGTTCGCGTTCTACGATGAGCTCCTTAGCGTCTACCGCTGTTTGCTTTATCGCTTGCAGCTCTGCCTTCCTCTGCGAACCGCTAAGGTCTTGGTCTACAGGCTTTTGTATTTCCTGTATCATGTTCTCAATAGCTATCTGCATTGCTTCCATGAGCCTTTGTGCGGTCTGCACACCATCATACTTCTTCTGTAATCTTGACATAGATGTGCTGTAAGTAAACTCGGTATAATTTTTCGCCATCGACTTCCATTAGATAATCAGCATTCTTCATAAAGAACACCTTGTCGCCTTCGTGCAGGCCCAGCTCTTCAAGCTTATTGGAACCATACCGAATGTAGCCGTACTGGTTGTAGGTCTTCTCTCGCTGCACTAGCTCAAGAACATCACTCTTCAGTTCGTCTTCCTGCTCTGCCGGGGTTAGGAATATCCATTCTCCTAGGATTTTCACCGTGCCCGTCTCCTTGCTTTTGTGAGCGTAGGCTTGACAAACGAATGGGTCATTTCCCCCATCGTAGGTAACATAGTAAAGCCCGTGCTCTCCGTCAGCAAGCTGGCCACGACGCTCTTTGTTTTCATTTAACTGCTGCCCATTATACACGAGGTGATTACCTCCAAGGACAACGTGGTGATGAAAGTATAGCGTGTCGCCAATCTCCACTCCAGTGTCGTACTTCAATGGAACGCCAACGACCTCTCCTTCGTAGGCCCTGTGTTGGAATTCGTTAAATTTTGAATCGAGGTACAACTCAGACTCTCCTACCTTTAGGGTGTCATTGACGGTCTTCGGAATGTGTACAATAAAATAATATAGGGGTTTCATTCAAAGTCGCAGTCGTGTTCAATTAAGCATGGCATGTCGTCAACGGTCTTCCAGAGCATGATGCCCTTGTCCTCGTTAAAGATGTACACAAGGTACCGACGAATTCCGTATTTCGCAAATGTTCGTTCGTCAAGTATAATTGAATCAACTACTGCATCCCCAGCCTTCTGACCTACGAAGTAAGCCATGGCATCCTTGGGGTTTTGTCCAATAATAATTTTTCTAATAAGTTCCATTTTATTTTTAATTTAGTGATTAGCTGCCACAAGCTTCGCACTCCGTGTCGTCAATGCTACACGAAGGATTAACTGAGATTTCTTCCAAGTCGTTAAGCCAGGACCCGAAGTCCTCTTCTTTCTTGCTCATGATAGTTGTTAGTTAAGGTTAAGCCAATAATCTATGGAATCGCTAGATGGTGCGTCATCATCATCATCATCGTTGTCGCTATTCTCTGAGTAACAGCGATGCATAGCGTCAAACATAGCATCTATCTCTGTATCGTTCTCCGCATTGAATCCTGCAAGAAACTCATAAGAGTTATTCTCTTCGTCTTCATCGTCAATCATAAATCCAAAACAATAGGAGGCAAGGAACTCACCATCAGCATTATTGCTTTTAATGATTTCAACTACCTCGTCCATCTTGTCCTTGATGGCGATGAACATCTCTACGCGCTTATTGCGATTCATTAGAAGGAACTATTTACAGTCCCTAAGTTAGTCAGGATAACGGTAGAATTTTTAGTGATGGTATTACCTCCGACCGTAGAGGAAACCGTAACGTAGTAGGTTTCTCCAGCTTCAATATATACCACCTTGCTGAACGAGGCAGTATAGGTGCCTGACTTTACCGTGCGGTAAGACACAATCTCATTGGTAGGGCCAGAGTCCTTAACGAAAGAGATTGTTATATCTGCATTAGAGGTACATGCCATCTCTAGGCTGATGTCCACATTGTATATGCCAGAGCTGTTAATCTGGAATGTGTCTCGTGGGTTGACCAGGGATACTAGTTGCACGTCTGTTGAGGCTGCGCCAAATGTCACACATGATGTGGCCATGGTCGTGGAGCCCGATGCTGCTTCGTCTCCATACACTTCGGCGAATGGAAGCTTGAGCGCTTCGGTTGAGATGTTGGTAACCGCCTGCATGCGGGCGATAAAAGCTGTCTGCTGCGCAGCAACATTAGTGCCCATATAATCAGTAAGCTCTGCCGCTGTTATGGATTTGTACTCTGACTCTCCCTCGTCCCAGACAAGGAACTTGTCGTTGTTAGCGGTGCCAGAACCCGTGAGTGCGCTCAGCGTACCCGGGTCGGCAAGGCCGACGGTACTGCCAGTGGCAACGATAGGAGCGTTTGCTTCAATGCTTGCTGTACCAATAGGGCTTGAGCTCAAGTTACGTGTGACCACAACTCCCGTAGAGCTGAGCATAAGTGCCGTGACGTCTCCAGATGCAGCCTCTGCCGGGGTGCCAGATATTTTCAGGGCGCCGGTAGTCTCTACCGTATCGGTAGAAAGCTTCAATGCCGTAGAGGTGCCGCCACCATCTTCTACGATTTGCTCGGTAGCAGAGACAGATGAGCTCGCTAGTTTAAGCAACAGCGAATACGTGTCTTTGATTTTATTACCGCTAAGTGATGCCATAGTATTACTTTTGAAACAAAGATACTTATATGCCAAAAAGCGTCGTTAGCCGAAAGAAATTATTTAGGGAGTTCTCTAAGATGCACTCCAGGCACCTCCCTGACAACAGCATGAAGAACCTTATCTTCCTATACAGGGAAGCTAATGAGCGCTATGGGTTATCCCGTCCGGAGCTAGACGTCCTTCTGTTTGTCTATGACCTTGAGTTCTTTACGGTGGCCTACATAGCGAAGACAACGGGAAAGTCAGAGACGCAGCTCAAGAAGAAGTTAATCTACAAGTTGGTAAATGACGGCTTCCTATATAAGCACTTCGATAAGCTAACACCTAGCCAGTCCGTGGAAGACTTCTTCTTCCGTGATGAGACCAAGTACAACTACCGCGTTCGCTATGCTATCACACAGCGCGGCCGCGGTATCATCGCACGTCTTTACAGTAAGATGCGTGGGGACGCTAAGTTCAACCTTTCTTTACGCGACGAGCAGCATCCATAGCGGCATTCGGCTCACCGGAGTTGTGGCTCACCAATCGGAAGGGCGCTTCCTTGCTGGCTCCTTTGTGGGGCTTATAGGCTCCTTTCATTAAGAAGTGACGACCACCCTCCGTCATCCAATGGTGTCCCTCTGGCGCTGGTACGTTGATACTCTTATTGGTCTTATTCAATTTCATCGTGGCCCTATAATCATTTCGGATGCGTCCTTATACTTATCATAAGGCAGTGCATCCCATGCTCGCTTTGCCGGAGGATTCTTCACCATCTGTGCTAGGCCGCGTAGACCCGGAGCAATTAACATAGCTTCAAACACTGGCTCAACTGGGCGTAGCCCCTGCTCTGGTCCGATAGGGCGCGGGGGTGCTTGGTTATATTTAGCATACGACATCGCTAGTTGACGCCGCTGTTCATCTGTCAGTTTTTGCTTGGGTGGCTCGATGGGTCCACCCATTAAATACTCTCTGTATTTCATATTCGCTCAGAAGTTTGCAAGACAAAGTTAGTAGATTTGCTTATGGCTAAACGTATTGAAGTACAATCGCTTTTAGTAAGTAAAAGCAAGAAGCGAAGGAAGCACTCCAAGAAAGAGAGCAGCAACAAGCAGAGCAAGAGCTACAAGAAAGCATACAAGGGGCAAGGGAGATGAACCTATCTAAGAACTTCACACTATCTGAGATGACCAAGTCTGTTACGGCTAAGCGTCTTGGTATTGACAACACCCCTAACGAACAGCAAATAGAGTTCCTAATAGAATTGTGCGAGAAGGTGCTACAGCCTGTTCGTGATGCGTTAGGACCTATTGCCATCAGCAGTGGTCTTCGTGTGCCTGCGCTGAATAAAGCTGTTGGTGGAAGTCGCTCCTCTCAGCACTGTGCCCTTAAAGGTGCTGCTGCTGACATTGATATGGACGCTAAGAACGCTGAGATATTTAACTACATAAAGGACAACCTTATCTTTGACCAACTCATCTGGGAGTTTGGCAGCAGCGAATGCCCTAGCTGGGTGCATGTGTCCTACCACTATGGCCACAACAGAGGACAGATTTTAAAAGCTATTAAGCAAAGCGGAAAGACCAAATACTTGAAATACGAATAATGCCTCACAATCCAAACCATAAGTACCGCCGTAATCCATGGGACGTATCCATTGCCCCATCGATTCAATATCGCGTGCCGAGCGTTGGAGGAGATGACCCGGCAAAGGCTGAGACATTCGAGTCTAAAGTAAACAGATACATGGGGAACCCCAAGGGGCGTGCCCATGACTTTGCTGAAACATTGGCAGAGGTAAACCCCGATGGCTCTATTAACGACCAGCCAGACAATGTACGCCATGCCGTAGCAGGCGCATACACTGCTCAGGCCGTATCCGACCTTTTAAAGTATAAGGCAGGGATGCAGCACGACCCAGTGAACGGCGCTATTGCAGATATCGCTGGCTTTGTAACAGCGAACGTAATGGGCATGGGGCACGAGTTGAAGCACCTACCGAAGCTTGTCAAAGAGGAATACGAGAGCAAAGGTATCCGTGGCATCTATGATGCGCTGCGTACCACCGGTGAAGACGCTGCTAATAACTTCGTTGGGTCGCTGTTGGGCATACTGCCGGGCCTTTCCCCGGGGGACGCTGAGGAAATCATCGTACAGCTAAGTCAGAACAACCTCCTTCCAGATGGTGTGTCCGGAGGGGACTCCAACCTCTACGTCAAGGGAGAGGACCGCATGCGTGTTATCGGTGAACAATACAATACAAACCGCCCGTAGGTTCCTGCTATTCGCTGTTAGGTGGATAGGAAGCAACCTTGCCGTCCCGTTCTGGGTGGTGGGCCACATACATCTGACCATCAACGTATATGCCGACCTTATAGAAATACTCTCATCTATCGGTATGAACCTGGTGGTTCTCATTGCTTTATACTTTGATTGGAAAGATTTCAACAGGACTTGACTTTCTCGTTTTTTTACTGTAACTTCACACCGTTCATCCGACGGTTAAGATGGAACAAAGACTAAAACCTCTTAGCCAAAGCGACCAAGAGGTTCAGTCGTAAGGCGACGGAACCCGCGCGACATACAAGTGATGACCCCCAGTAACCAAGGGCCACTAATTTGTCTAAACTTTTTTATCCAAATTCATGAACGAACAAATACTATACACCCTGATAGCCGTACTCGTCTGTACATTCGGACTGGGAATCATAACAGCAACACCAAAGCTCAAACAAATCTACTCCGACCTGCTATCGTTACAGCGAAAGTTCGCAGAACTAAGCCTTAAATACGACAGCAAAAAAAAAGAACTGAAGACCCTTCGTAAGGCTCGGAAAAAACGCTGAGAAATTCCTGGAGGGGGGATAATATATATTTATGGACGGGCGCGCGCGCATACGGAAACGCATTACGCGAACCCACGGGGGTGCGCCCACACCGAAATGCGCCCATAATTCCTGCGTTTCCATGTGTGTGTGTGTATCATGTGAGGCTGGGGTATGCCGCAGAGTGTGTGACAGAGAAGCGAAAGTTACCACCCGAAGCAAAGCGTTGACGAACAATCCATGTCCCAACATCAAACCCAAACCAAAGGCCCAAGACAAGGGTATGCATTAAACCCAAAGGGTTAAGCGTATGCATCACGCTGACGGCGCATTACTCATGTGTGTGCGAATGTGTATGTGTATGTGTGCGTATGTGTATTCGCGTGTGGCCATGCAGGGTTGGTGTTCAAACATCAATGTTCAAACATCCTTTCCAATGTTACCAAATTGTAACGGCAATGTTATGTTTTCGTTAAATCTTCATTTTGCATTTGGAATTGTCATTTTTATTTTCATTATTAAGGTACTTTCCATAGGGAAGTACCGTACTAATGAACTTTCTCGGCATGGTTAAGGTATCCCATCGTTTTGAGGGGTTGGTATCGGCAAATCGGCCCGGAATGGCCTTAAATCAAGCCTGCCTTTTGGTAACATTCGCTTAACATTCCTTTGGAATCAAGGTGCGTTTGTGTCCGCTGTATGTGCTGCGCCTATGCCTTCGCAAGGCAAGGCCTTGCTCAATAGCGCGAGGGAAATTTTGTTGGTCGGCCTTCATCACTCCTCACGCATGGGGAAAGGGTAAGATAAGTTATTAGGGATGGAGGGTATCACCCTCCTGGCGCGCGCGCAGGGTGTGTGCATATGTGTGTAACACGCTCACATATAGAGTTTTACATAGTAAAACTTAACAATTTAATAATATAGCCATAACATTCAGTTAATAAATGTGTTGTTGGTTTGCTGTGTTGTTTCGCCGATTGTCTAACTAAACCCCTTGACCATGGCCACACAGAACCGAACTTCCCAAATCCTTGCCCGTCTTGAGAGCGCAATGGGCATTGACTTCGTTGAGAACTTGTATCAGGACTTCCTTGATACCGAAGCCTTCGCTTCCTTCGCTCATCACACTTCACTCTTGCAGGGTGCCTATGCAGCAATCCGCACTGCACCTGACTTTGCCGCAGAGGTACGGACAGCCGGAGAGATTTATCTCTCCTCTAAAGCCCGAAAGACGGCATTTACCGACATCGCTAATTCACCCATTGAGAACTGATGGGTAGTGTATGTATGACTGCCGCTTGTATATCCGTAGTGCTTGGCGTAGCCAAGTTCCTCCTTGTCGTGCCTTTAAAGCCCGGAAAAGATGAGTAAGTACAGAACCGTATCAAACCCCACAAAGTGGGGGACTGATTGTGTAGTCCGGATAAATCCGGAGATAGGAATGGAGGGCCTTTTCAAGTCCGTAGGACTTACCAAGGCCCGAAGTACAGCCCGAAAGGTGCGAGGTAAGCGAATGGCTGACGCCGTAGAGATGCGGCTTGCATCAGGCATTGACAGAAGGGAAGAGCGCAGAGTAGCACAGAGGTCCGAGCGAAGGGCCAAGCGAGGATAAATTCTCGTACTTATTGGAATGGGTGGTGACCACACCCCAAAAACGGACAGCCTACAAAGGTCATAGTTATGCCCTGTTGTACGATGGTTCATGACCAAGTTGTCCACTATGCAAGTGAAAACTGAATTAGACGCTATCAGTGAAGCATTGGTAGCGTACATGAACCCCCGTAGTGTGAACGAGTTCACTACTGCCGACACATACCTTCAAAAGGTATACAAAATATACGGAACTGTTGATGTTAGTGTAATTAAATCGCTGTTGAACTGATGTACGATGTGAATATATGTGTAGCAAACCCACTTGCTGTGATAGGCATGTGTATAGGTGCAGTTGTAGGCATGGCTGTACTCATGTCATACATACATACATATGTACGCAGACGCATGATACGCGCGTAACATGAGTTTTAACTCGTTAAAACTTAACGATTTAATAACATGGCCTTAATATTCAAGTAACATTGGTGACATTACTTTGCACCGATGATTTGATGGTGACCTTTTGAGGTTAGCGGTGGTGACCACACCGAAAAAACGGACTGCCCATAGGTACTCACAAGGGAGTTATGTGTTTTTGGTTAGACATGAGTATGCTATGCGTTGGTTCGTGACCAAGCAGTCCACTACGAAGCCCAAAGTGGGCAGAGTATAAACGAAATCCGAATTGATTATGGCGTTATATAGCGTAGGCGATATAGTTCGCATCAAACCAATCTCTTCCGAGAACTGGGAAACCCACTATGGCCCAAGTAGGTTGTGGTGTAATAAGCAGATGGGACTCATATCCCAAACAAAGGACTTGAAATGTCGTGTGAAGGTGGCGAAAGAGCGTGGGCCAGAAAAGGAAGCGTTCTACGAACTTATAGCCCTCAACCATTCGTTCAATGACGCAGAGGGTGGTGGACACATTGAAATTCAAGAACACGGGATGGGGTGGGTATGGTCGGAATCATGGCTCACCCCTTTCACAGACTCACACACCGGCGATGCCCAGGAGGAGAAGGCAGAGCCTTTAGATTACATGGGAAATGTAATTGAGGGGGACTTGAGTGACTATATTCTCTTGACTTTCCCTTCAAGGCATAAAAATACCTATGCTAAATACGAAGATGTACATGAGGTAGGGATGGTGCGCCTCCGAAAATATGGGTACACAAGTAAACTTGATTGCGAACATGGTTCTGAACTTGTTCCGGTGGTCGTGCTTTTAAGTGAGTACGAGGGGACTGTTTATGCTTCCGATAATGTTGAACCGGTTCGTAATTTTATGTATGACTTCGTGAATGTTATTGGTGGCGATATTGTCTATAGGCCGCACTTTAACCTGATTGAAATTGATGCAGGTCAACACGAGGGCGACCTTGCCTACGAAGATGATGGAAGGTGGTGTGAAGGATATAATTCTATGTATCACCGAGATGATATTGGTTTTGATATATTTTATTGGGACAGAGATGGTGAATATCACACTGAACAAGAGCCGGGAGATTCGCGTCACGATTACCATGACGGCCCACGCCATGTGATGGAGGAGGCCCTTTTCAAGCATGGCGTTGGATTCACTATTGGTTTTGAGGTAGAGAAAGAAAGCCAAGATGAACTTAACGACTTCCACCTTGACGATTGTGACCGCACCTTGTGGGCAAGGGAGATGGATTCATCACTATGTGATGATTCCGGCTACGAGTTTGTCAGTCCGGTCTTTGCTCTGTATGGCGATGCCCTTGAAAAGGACAAAGATAGTGGGTTTGAAAATCCTGTTGTCCGAGCGCACATAAATGGTGAATACTCACGCAGTTGTGGTGGGCATATCAATCTTGGCCATTCCAATATGTGTAGTGACGCGATATTTGACAAGATACAAGCGTGGATACCCTTATTACTTGCGCTGTACCCAGGTCGTATGACACGAGATTACTCTCACGCCAAGAAAACCATCCAAAACTACAAGGGTGGTGGTAAGTACCAAGCGGTTGCGGTTCGGAGTAGCGTAGTGGAGTTCCGAATTTTCTCTGCTGTACCCGATGTGAAAACACTCCTATGGAGGCGCGACCTGGTGCGTATCATGTGTGAGGGAATTGAGGTTGGAACCAATGGCCCGACACCGATGGCCATACTCCGGATGTTGACCAACAAGAAGAGCAAGTTGAATCGTCACCTTTCCAAGGTGTATTCCGATGACAAGATTCTGCGCATCACCTCCATGTATGCACAGTTCGCAGATGACCTGTTCAATACCTATATGTTAGGTGTCAAAGGTGAGGGAGTGTTGTTCAAGACCTTCGTCACGACAAGCAAGCGAAAGCGCGTGCCGGTTGAAGTGCTATTGCCCGCAGTAACCTACGGTTTTAGTCGGCTCAACGATGCCTTCAGTACAACAGACCATCTTCAAAGCGAAGCCTTGGTCCGCCAATAATAGTTAGTTTAACCCGGTGAGGTGGGGCATGGCCCCCGCCTACCATAATACCCCGTTGCCTATGTGCATTGCGATTTTAAATAACGGTAAGCAGTTGCCCAAGAAAAAACTGCAAAATTGTTGGAACAACAATGACGATGGTGCAGGTATGCTGTACCTATCCGATGGTGTTCTTGTTGCCGAAAAGTTCGGCAATCCTTCCCCTGTCAATAGTTCGCAGAACTTTGACAAGTTTTACAAGCGTTATGTGGACATCAAGTCAACGATGCATGACACACAAGGTGATGTACCTATTCTGTTGCACTTCCGCATTGCAACCCACGGCTTAACCGATGAGTACCTACACCCGTTCTTTGTGTCACCCGACCTTGGCCTTATTCACAATGGTGTGATTGGCGGCTTCGGTAACAAGGACAAGAGTGATACGGCAGAGTTCACCGAACTGTTGTCCTCAATGCCCGGCATGACATCGTGCGAGATACTTGACATTCCCTTCGTGGAGGATGCTATCTATATGTACCTTGGTCTGTCTAATAAGTTGGTGTTCCTTGATAGCAAAGGTGAGTTCCGAATTTTTAATGAGAATCAAGGCCAATGGATTGGTGAGAATTGGTTCAGCAATGACAGCCACAGTAGGGCTGTGCGTTACTACGGCAGTACCGCTGTATACAAAGACATGGCCGATGAATTTGACTCATGGACTGGCGGATGGGATGGAGGCAACAAGAAAAGCGAGGCGATGACTCCGAAGTACACCGACTCCTTTGTCAAGGGAGGCAAAGATGGAATGTATCATTCCAACCTACAGGCAACAGAGAAACTATACCATTGCCCCCAATGTGAGGAGGCCGTAGCCGTTAACTATGACGCTGAATGTTCCGAGTGCTACTGCTACATTCCCGAATCAATCAATGATGTGATGAAGTTGTGGGATAAGTACGAATACGATAGTGATTCATTTAAAACTACAGACGATGGACTACCCTTCTAAAGTTCCGGCTTCGGCCTTTCAAAAGACCTTCACCATTGAACGAATGGGTGTAAGCAAGGCAAGCGGGGCTTCACGCCTCGCTGCGCCTTGGTTAAGTGTACTCAACGAATCAGAGATTGAACGACCTGATGCGTTTGACATAGCAAAAAAAAGAATCAACAAGATTGGTGGGCGATTGCAACTTATTAAGGGCAAATACAC